GGTCAGCAGGGTGCGTTGGCTCAACAGTATGGAAATCTCGCTGGTGCCGCTCAAACTGCCGGTCTTCAAGGAGCTCAGGCACAGGTTGGCGCGGGTACGCTTGGTCAGCAAACGACGCAGGCTGGACAGTCGGCACTGTACAATCAGTTCCAGCAGCAGCAGGCCTATCCATTCCAAGTATCGCAGTTCCTCGCGAACATCGCGGAAGGCACCGGCGCTCTGTCTGGCTCGACCACGACTACGACGGCACCGCAGTCATGGTTCTCATCAGATGCACGGCTTAAAGAAGACATCAAGCGCGTTGGCACGGCCAAGAACGGCCTGCCGATCTATACCTTTAAGTACAAGGGAGATGACACTGAGCAGACCCATACCGGTTATATGGCTCAGGACGTTGAAAAGGTTCATCCAGAGGCAGTTGGTGAATCGAATGGCTTTAAGACCGTTAATTATGAACAAGCTTCGGAGCCGGTGCATCGGGCGTTTGGGGGTGCCGCAAACTCTGAGGGTGGTGTCGTATCCCCGCAGCATGCCGCAGAAGGTTATTTTAACGGCGGCGATGTCGTATCGCCATATGATCTATCGGCTATTCTGGCGTCGCAGCAGCAGTCCTATGCCCCCTTCACAAAGAGTGGAATTTATGGCGGCTCCCCAGCCGGTACGCCGGGTGGCAAGGGCGTTGTTCCAGCGGCAAATCTCCCAGTCGCTCATTTAGGCATTGCCAATCCTGCTCGTGCGCAGCAGGGCGACACGCTTATGGGTGACGTGCAGGGTGCCATGAATATTGGCGATACCATTAAAAAGGCAAACGAATATCGCAAGGACATCGTTGGTCAGCCTGCGCAAGCCGCCAAGGCCGCTGTTCCGGCCAGTGGGGATACGCCAGCGCAGGCCGCAGTTGCCGCGCAGCCTTCAACCGGAATGTATGGTTTTGGCGATCTTTTAAAGCAGTATTTGCCACAAGGGCAGGCCCACGGCGGCGTTGTCGGTTATGCAGACGGTGGCGGCGTCGAGCCTTACCAGACCGACGATCCAATGTCGCAAGTGGTTTCGGACACCGAAAAAGACAAAGGCCAGCATGGCCTTATGACGGCTCAAAATCCTACTGGGCAGCCATCAAGCACGTTGGGTGACCTTAGCAAGATTGCGGCTATCCCCGGCGAGATTTCTGGCCTCGGAACGATGGCTTCTACCATTGGTTCTGGCGTCGGAGCCGCAGCAAGTGGCATCGGCAGCTTCCTTTCATCACTTGGGCCTTTTACTCTTGCGCTGAAGGATGGCGGCGTCGCCGGTCGTGAGCATCATGCTGATGGTGGCGATGCTGGGTCTGCTCCAGCAGGTGGCGTTGTCGCTTCTGCAGATGATAGTTTTGACACATCGAATGATGGTTTCACGAGTGCGGTTCCTCAGCATTGGAAGCCATTACTTTCTGCGATTAAGCAGCCAGAAAGCGGCGGTCAATACGACATTCAAAATGGCGGCAAGGGTCGAGTTGACCTTAATGCGCCACATCCCGGAGTTGTTGGGCCAGATGGCACGAGCACCGCTACGGGCGCTTACCAATTTGTCAAGGACACATGGGATCGGACAACTGGCAACGCGCCAATGACCCCTAAAAATCAAGATGCAGCAGCAATTAAGCTTGCGTCGCAAGATTACAATAAGCGTACCGGACGCGATCTGGATGCTGACCTTCAAAGCAACGGTGTTACGCCAGAAATGAAGGCGGCGCTTTCCCCGACATGGGCAGGCCTTGCGGATCGTCCAGCGCCGAATGCCGCACCAGCCGCAGTAGTTAGCGATCAGCCGGGCTTCCAAGCACCAGATAGTGCAGCGCAGAAGCCATCCCCGCTTAAGGGTATCGGCGATGCGCTTACCAGTGAGCAGTACCTTATTCCGCTTTTGGCAGGTCTTGGTACGATGGCTGGCTCAAATAGCCGGTATCTTGGTGCTGCCATTCTTCAAGGCATTGGTGGCGGCGCTAAGGCTTATGAAGACGTGCAAAACAATTTGATGCAGCGCCAATTGGATCAGCCAATTGCACAGAGCCGCAACATTGCTGTCGCCAACCAGCTTCAAAGCGGTCTTGTCGAATACAATGCCACACGTTCTGCATCGGGCCTTCCTCCGGTATCCCTGCAAGAATACGCACGGGTTTCAGGGTATAAGGGAGCATTGCCTGAAGGCATTCAAGACACGAGTTCTGCGCAGCCTTCTGGGCAAGGCTTTAGCTATTCAATTCCAGAAATGAATAGTCTTAGCATCAACCGCAATGGCGTAAATATTCCGGCCATGAACGATCAAGGGTACCTTAGAGCCTTTATTGCCAAAAACGCAGGCATTCAGTCACTCTATATGAAGGGTGCTGTTGAATCAGCGCAGCATAACCTTGATCAAATTGTTGCCAATCAAAGGACACAGAATGTCGCTGGCGAAACTGTAAACGCCCCCGGTGCGATTAGTGCTGGGCAACAATCCACACTGGCTGGGCAACGTATGGCGCAATCTGGCGACTTCGTTAATCAAGCGATCTCGTTCAATCGGGCTGCACCTAACATTAAGCAAAACCTGACCGATTTGGAGAATGTCTATTCCCAATTTAGGTCTGGTGCTGACACCGCACGAGCATCATTCCAGCAGCTTATGACGGCCCTTGATCCTCAAGGAAATTACCCATCGCTTCATGATGCTGATGCTTCAAACTATCAAAGCGCACTGAAGGGTGCAGCATCTCTTATGACGGCCCAATTGGCTGGCTTGCCTGCCGGTGCGCCGAAGGCTGAACTCGAAGCATTGCAGCGGCAAATTGCCAATCCAAACATGGAGCCCGGCGCTGTCCATCATATTATTTCTCGTGCAAAGGCATCGGTCAATTATCAAGACAAAATGAATATGGGTTACAAGCCCGAAGAGCAGAATTATGATGTCCAAGGATATCAAAATAAATTCTTGTCGGCTCCTGAAAACGACTATGAAAAGTTTGTCAACCAAACTGAGGCTGCAATGAAGCCCGGTGCTGGCATGACAGGAAATATCACGCCAGAGGCGGGTAAAGTCTACCAAGACGCCAATGGCAATAAAGCCCGTTGGGATGGCTCCAAGTACATAAAGGTGCAATAATGGCTGATCCTGAGGTTCTGCATGATTTTAACCCCATTGGCCCTGCTGATGAGGAGGCCACAGGCTTTAAACCTGTCGGCGAAGTTGGAGCTGACTTTAAGCCAACCCAAAAGGCAAAGCCTGATGTTGGGAGCTTGGAATCATTCGGGCGCGGCGCGGCGAATGCTTTCGCGCTTGGGTATTCTCCGCAACTAATTGCAGCCATAGAGTCGGGGCACATGCCCGGTAGCAATGACCCAGAATACCTGAACGAGCTTGCCAAACAAAAATCATCCAATGAGGAAGCTTGGAATCAACACCCATGGCTTTATGGAACAGGCATGGCTGCTGCGGCAATCCCGGCTGCTGCTAACGCTGTCCTTGCTGGCCCAGAGGAGGCCGCCGCAGCAGGCGGTGCTGGCTTATTGGCAGAGTCTGGCAACATTGGAAGTTTAGCTGGTGCAGGCCTACGCTCCCTAACTGGTGGGGCTGGTCTGGCTGGCGAGGCCGCAAGCGTATTGGAAAATCCACTTGCCCAAGGTGCTGTTTACGGTTCTTCAGAAGGCGATACGCTGGGTGATAAGGTTAGCGGTGCCATCGCAGGGGCAGCAGGGGCAAAAGTGGCCCCTATGCTTCTAGGAGCGGCAGGCAAGGGCATTGGCGCACTCGGGGCTAAGATCGCACCTGAATTTTCCGATCAGGTCTCACAGGCGCTTAATAATGGCATTTCAAAGGGTCATATCGCAGGTGCAATCGGCGATGATGTGGGCTTTAGTGTTCCGGCATTCGTTGCGTCTGATAGCAACCCATCTGCATTTGCTTCAAATCTTGACTTGCGTAGCTCTATGGCAAACGCTTCAAACAAGACTGTAAACGAAATTGGCGGGAAGCTTGCGGATATCGCTGGCGATGCAAACACCAATGACACAGGCGAAGCAATCCGAAATACCATTGGAAACTGGGCAAAGGACGACCAAAGCCCACATGGCTTTGAATCTGCTTTAAACAATGCTTTTAAGCCAGTTGAAGAATTTAGATCAAATCCAGCTAGGTTTAATATGACGAATATGCAGGCTGCTGCTGATGCAGTCCGCAATTCATCGATGGCTGCAATTTCCGATGTAGAGCCTACATTGGCAATTATTGCTAAGGCCGAATCGGTTCCAAACGGCCTGTCATTTGAAGACATGCATAATCTTCGCAGGTTCATTGCAAAGGGCATTGACTTTAATCGAGGACCAAGCGGCCAAAATTTGGATGAAAGCATCCTTAAGAGGCTATATGGTTCTGTAACAGAAGACATGCGCGGCGCGGCAGGCTCTCTCGGTGGCGAAGAGGGGACTGCGGCTTTTAACGCTGCAAACGCCGATGCAGCCGACCTCTACAAGCTGCGGTCAAGCGTACTTCGCATAACTGGCAATCCAGACGTCAATGGTGCTAGAGCAAAAACCGGTGACCAAATTTATAAAGGCATCGAATCTGCAGCCTTAAAAAACACATCTGGGCCAAACTTTACCGATGCTGCAAACCTGCAAAACGTACTGAGCAAGTACGATCCGTCCACATGGGATAAGGTCGGACAGACATATGTTGCAAAAAATATTGCCCCAAATGGCAATTTTTCATTCAACAATTTAAGCAGAAAATACGGCACAGACCTTCATCCTCAAGGGAAAAGTTTGCTGTTTGGTGGTGGAGCATCGAATGATCTTCGCCAAACTTTAAACAAGGTAGAAACCTTTGGCAATTTGCCTAGCGGCAATAATGTTGTCGGCAATCACATCGACGAATTGGCAAAAAAATCAAGCGGAGGCCTTGGTAATAAAAAAGGCCTTTTAGGCGAATTGGGTGCCGGTGCTGCCGAATCATTGATCCTTGGCGGCCTTCCAATAAAGACGCTTGGGACAGCCGGTGCGGCCAGTGTTTTGGGCAATTTAAGTGCCCGTAACATTGCCAAGCCATTGTCAAAATACACACCAACGACTGGTCAAAAGATTGTGGGTCAAGCCCTTCAAAAAAGCGCACCCCTCATTGGGGCGCAAGCCATTAATCCATTGGGAGCAGGAGCTGTAAAGGCTGGTGGTCAATATGCCATTATGAAGGGCTTACAGCAGGTTCCACCATATTTATTTTCCAGTGGTCAGGCCTCTGGCGGTCGCATTGGGCGCAAGAGTGGCGGTCGAACAACTGGCGCTGCAAAAGCCAAGGCTGACCAGTTGATTGCCATGGTGGATCGTATTAAGAAGGACGAGGGCAAGGGCACGAAGCCACTGCTTAACGTGGATGATACAACCATCGCCAAGGCGCTGGAAATCGCAAACAGGGGTATCTAATGGACAATTTAGAAGTAGAACTGAAGCTCACCGTGGCGCACGTCAATGCCATCCTAAAGCACCTTGCGAAGGGTGCCTATGAAGAGGTTTCAGAAGTGATCGCGATGCTTCATTCGCAGGCCAAGCCGCAAGTCGAGGCGGCAACGACAGCGGCACAGGTCGCAGAATAAAAAAGAAGCCCGGTGCAAGCCGGGCTTTTTTATTACACGAATTTATCGTAGGCCAGTTCGCGGATGACGTACCCGCCGAGCTTCGACGAATACCGCGCCACGTCGAACCCATCGTGGTTGTCGCATAGGTACATCACCATAATGGCAAAGATCATGCTGTCGCCGTAGTAGGCGATGATATCGGCTGCCGGGTCGAAGTCGGTCATCCGTTCTGCAACCTTGTGTTCGAAGCGATGAATGTTTTCATCGCCAATCAGGTTGTCAAACATGGGAAGGTCGCTGACATAGACGACCGATTCGGCGAGGGTATTTAGCTCGGTTGGGTCAAACCGAAAGCTTGGGTTAGGTACGAAGACCCTCTTGTATTTTTCCATCTACGAATTCCTGCTCTTCCATAAAGAAGTCCCAAAGGGGCATCTCGGATTTCAACTCGATCAACATACGATCTGCTTCTTCTTTTGTCATATCGTTGTCGATAATGATAGATGGCTGGCGCATAAAGTCGCGGCGTTCGCCTCTAATCTGGAACCACGTCATGATCATAATCCCTCAAAGTCTCACGGGCTTTGTCCAAGGCACCCAGCATGAATGGCGTAAGATCACCCTTTGGCCGCGCACTTTTCGGACGTGTTAGGTCTGATTTATACTCTTCCATAACATTAATGCAAAACACCAATGCCCGTTTATATTCGTCGGAAGCCTTCCCAATCTTGTGGATGAAGTCCGCAGTGTCGGGAAGGTTCTGCTCACGGCAGCGCAAGGCATGGTCGAAGTGCTTCGGGAAACGATCAGCGCGGGGCATTGGCGGCTCTTTCTGCTAATTCTATTTGGCGCATTCTAAAACTTTCCTCTATCGTTGGGCGATGCTCCTTAATAGTTGGGGCGCGTTTCCCATCTGGAATGTCTTTTAATGCTTCTTTTGCAATAGAACCAATAAAGTGAGATGATGCCTTAGTTTTCCAACGATTATATTCAAATTGGATATTAATTAAAGCATCCCTAAATTGGTCCCTTTCTTTTTTAAGGGCCATTAATCCTTCTAAAGCATTGTCTCGGTGGCGTTCTGCATCTGCCAATTTCTTACGAAGCTCCACAACATGGGCAATGGTAATATCATCGGCATGGCGGTCGGCTGGGGCGTACGGCCCCAACCAACGAACATCTGACATCATCTTCTTGCTGCGATATCCCGTCATCTCAGGCGCTCCCCTAACGCACATGGTCTTCTAGCTCCATGATGGCACTGAAGCCTGCAAACAAACCCAAGATACCACTGAAAAAACACCACATTGCAAGCCATATGGTTGTGGCATTAGATGCAACCGAATCATTTAGGGCATTAGCACACCAGTAGCTGGTTAATACTAAAAAGATTGTTGTTGCCACGTACATCCGAAACTTGCTCATCCTTCCATCGCCTTTGTTAAATCTAAAGTTACGGTTGGCAGATTGGTGGGACTGGCTTGGCCGCCCAGTTTGGCATATCCCTCAATGTCGTCCCAATGATCGCGGAAGTCCTTGTCGCCGTTAAGAAGACGGGAAAGCTTGACTGAAATCATTTCCAAAGCCTCCTTCTGGCCATCGCTCAGGCGTTCCCAGTTCTTGCCGCTCCGCAGCACGTCTTTAATGGCTTGGCTAAGGTTGGCGTTGTCGCGGTAGTTCCCGTGGGTCTTCTCGCGTGTGTTTAGTAAATTACTCATTTTACCCTCTTTGTGATTAAATTCATGATCTTCGTATAAACGATCCGCAGCCACATAAGCCGCTTCTCGGTCTTCGCTTGCGCTTCCGCTTGCTTCCGGCGACGTATCTCCAAGTCCGTCTTGGCGTCGTGCCAATTCAAGTTGGCCCTGTCCCGATCGCGGCGCATAAACAATTCGCACAAGATATCGTAACGCTCTTCCCAGTCGCGAATAATTCGACGAAGGCGGCGTTCTTCCGCCAATGTACCAACTAGTGCTTGCTCCTCGATAGTGTTCCAACGATCATCCTCCCCGTTGCGATGGTGGCCCTTAAGCCTAGCATTCTCAACGCTTAGGTCGGCAACTTGCCGTACAAGGCGTTCATAATCCAACATATTTGGCATTAGTTTTTCCATTCATTTGGTGGGCGCAAGCGAAACTCATTGCCTGCGTTGCTAGTCTCGTAGTGGTTGCTGGTCTCGATCGCACCCACCTCGCGTAACGCGGCGATCTGGGCGCGGACGGTATAACGCTTGCTGTGGACTTCGTCGGCCATTTCCTCATAGGTGCCTGCGAATGTCTCGTAACCATATCTATCAAACAACCGAATCCAAAGAAGCTTGGCTGATGAGCCAAGCCCCAAGTGGTACACGACATCCATAATTGTCTTTAGCATTTTATACTTTCTCGTACTTTGGCTTTAAACCCTTCAAACGCTTGATTGCGCTATCTGGGTGCGATCGGCCAATTAACAAAATAGATTTAACCTGTTCCATCCTTTTGCGTCTGGTAACATATTCATCAACTGAGTTTGTTGCTTCATACTCAATATCTTTCATCACACTTATAATCTTCCAAATCGCATCTTTAATGCAATCCATTGTAAGATCTTCAATATATGAAGCGTTGATGAGTTTTTCGTTCTTTCGCTCATCCCCAAATTTAAAATTGTTGATATACTCTTGGACTAGTTCTCCAATCAGCATGGTGGCATCTAGGGCTATAATATCTTGCTTATCCATTTACTCATCCTCCCAAGGGTGGGGGCTTATGCCCCCTTTGAAACCACTTTAAGAACTTCGAAGCACTTGCCATCTTTTTTGCAGGCATTATAGAGCTTCATCTGCTCTGGCGTCACACCGTAGGTTGCAAGAAGCAAAGCCTCATCGAGAACGGAACGCTGCGAAAGTGAAACCTTGACGTCGTATTCTGCGCCTTCGACAAGATCGGTGCCAAGGGCGATAATCTCAGCCTTGATGGCGTCTTTGGCAACTTCCAAAGCCTTGATCTGTGCGTCGATGTCGTAGTAGCGGTCGGCGAGGGTGCGGTTCGTCATGGTCATCTCCATTTAAATTTGCGTCAGCTCGTTGCTGATGAACCTGTTATACACTGTCCTTTTCAGGTGTCAAATACTTTTTTGCACGACCTGCAGAAATATTATCTTGCATCCGCACATCCCGATTTGTCCAAGTCCAGCACTCGCCTGTTTCATCTTGGAAACAAACCCATGAGAGGTGATGCTCGAACCCGTAATCGATTAGGAAATGTGCCATCGCTGGGCCTTTTGGCGTGTCCAGTGGCAATGGGGGGTCAATTCGGATCATTTTTTATCTCACACATGATGATACGGATTATGTAGCCTAGCATGCCAAGCGCCCAAAGCAATCCTATCCATTCTGCAATTTCATGATTCGTCACTTCTCGTCCTCCATATCTTCATGACCTCTGCCTCGATGTGAGGCCGCAATTTATCAGGGGTCCGACCAATTTCGGCCCTGCGTTCCAACTTTGTCTCCAGATTAAGTATCCGGCAGGCACGTTCATAGATCGCCAAGCGGCAGGCGGACTGTATCCCTTCAGGCTGGTCCTGCAACGCGACCTTACCAATCATTACATCTTCGATCATTTTGCTAGGCCGCGTAATGAATTTCCAGATATCGTCCGAATGCTTCCCGCGCCGCTTTGTGGCCGAGGGCAATGCAAACAAATCCCCCTGCTTCTTGGGCGGCATATAGGTAATCCTTCTGTCCATCTTGTAGCGAGGACTTGGTGTGGTCCCGCCGCTTCAATTCGCATACAAATGTCGGGCTTCCGGGGATGATAATGTCGGGTGTTCCGGTCACCATGCCTTCGGCCTTTTCAATCTTCACCTTCATTGCCGTCCTAAAACCCTCGTTGCGGGGATGGAAGGCAATTTTGCCCCATGAGTTTGGATAATCACGGCGCATCCTAGCAAAAAATGTAACCTGCTCTAGCGATTCGGTGGCGCATTTTCCCCTAAATGATTTGTCACCATATACGTCAATGCCGGTCGGGAATTTCATCTGGCTTCCTATTGTAGGCCGTTACCTTGTACCACTGCCCATCCTTCTCATAGGTAATGGTGTCGGGTTGCTTGCCACCCAATGCGGTAAACATAGCACGATCTTTGAAGCCTTGCGACCAGTTTGGTGTTTTTGGCACCCAGAACGAGAATTTACGATAGGATGTCCGCACATCGACCCGCCACATCTCGCGCCCGGCCTTGCTTAACGTGTGGTTTACGGACCACTCCTCGACGACGTCGGTCTGCCGCCGGTTGGGGTCGGCCTTCATGGCGTTAAACTCAGCAATCAGCTTCTCGTTAGGGTCAACAATCTCTCCCTTGCACTCCGCGCAGTACCTTGCCGCGATGTCGTTGTCCGCCTCACAGTGGGGGCAGGACTTTGTGGTCCAACGAGATCCGCACTGTACCAATTGTCCTGCTGCGAGTTGCTTTGATTGGCACCGCCGACCGTAATGGGCGGGAATCATGCCATGCTCGGTTTCAATCGTAATACCATCGAGATCGCAAAAGTAGCCAGAGGGGCTGATCTCGAACCCCGATGGGTTTGGTCTGGCTTTAAATTCATTTTCCACCTCGCATAATGGGCAGCGCACCTTCAGGTAAAGCGCGTTTTCCTTTGCCTTTACCGTCTTGATCAAGGGGTTAAACACGTCACCGTCGGGGCAGTGGCGCTCGAGGTTCTCGGCATAATCTAGGATCAGGCAGTCATCCTTACCCTCGAACAGGCGCAGGCCTCGACCGATGATCTGCTGCAGCAGGCCAACTGATTCTGTCGCTCGTAGGATTGCAATCAGATCGACGTGGGGGGCATCGAAGCCGGTGGTGAGCACCTGCACGTTGACAAGGTACTTGATCTCTTGGGCCTTGAACCGCGCTATGATGGCGGCGCGTTCCTGACTGGGCGTATTCCCCGTCACAAGGGCAGACAAGCCCCGTGGCAGGCTTTCCATGCACTCTTGGGCATGTTGCACCGTGGCGGCAAAGACCATCACCCCTTGGCGTTCTCTGGCCTGCGCCACCACGTCCGCGATGATTGCAGACGTCTTGCGGCCTTGGCCGATAAAGGCGCGGTCGATGTCCTCGCTGTCGAACTGATTGCGGCTATTCAGCTCCATGTCGAGGGTGTGGTATGATTCGGCGTGTATCTGCCCGATCACCGGCTTTGTCAGGTAGCCCTGATCAATCAGCTCCTGAGCCGTGATCCGGTCCACACAGACCGAGAAGTACGGATTGATGGTTTCGTGTTCTCCGACTGGCTTACCATCTGGCCACTGGCCGAAGATGTACCCAGTCCCCATCCGATAGGGCGTGGCAGTCATCCCCACGACGCGGATGTTGGCATTCTGTTCGCGAATGGCATTGACGATGTTGCGGATCGTCGGCGTGATCCCGTGGGCCTCGTCGATGACGATCATCCCGAATTGGCTGCCAAAGCGCCTGATGCGGTTCTTTACCGTCAGAGGGGTGCCAAATACCACTGGGTGCTTTAGCGACTTGGCCCCAGCGCTTGCCGAGAAGATTGAGCAGGGGTTGCCGGTCGCGCGGTATTTTTCGCTATTCTGCACGACAAGCTCCGCGCTAGGCGCAAGGCATAGGACGTGTTTGCCGCCAGATATGCGGTGGATGGTGTTAGCAATCGCCGCAATGATGTGGCTCTTGCCTGCCCCCGTCGCTGCCTCGATGCAGCAGGGTTCAGCCGTTTTCTTCACCCACTGGATGATTTGGTCGTGCGCTGTCTGTTGATAGGGTCTTAACATTTAAATCTTCCATTTTATTTAGATTGATCTGTGGCACCATCCATGCCGGTGCACCCTTGCCATTGGGGTCGTAGAGGTATTTGTCCTGCTTGGCTTCGTTGGTTCGTATCCAACCGGCCATTGTGTAGGTAGGCATGCGATTAATCACAAGGACGACAATCTCGTCCTTCTTGTCGTTTGCCCGGATGATCAGCTTGCCATGCTCGTGCTTGGTGGATCGCACCTGCATGACCCCGACATCCGGTGCCTTGAATGTATTCACCGATGGCTCGTAGTAGACATCCAGCCACTTCGCAAAGGCCATTTCGGCGGCTGCCCCATCGACATCAATCTGCCACTGCGAATCAGTTGGCGAGTGCTTGTTTTGAACGAGATTTCCAAGCGACGATATGCTTCGCATGTTGCCGACAAGCCCGGCAACCATGAGTTCGGGCTTGGTTAGTTTAATGGTATTCATTATTGCCCCATTGTTTTGCCATAGCATCAGCGATGCCTTGATAGGTCGTGCTGCGAAGCTTCCACCGGTCCGCTGATGGCGGCAGGTAGTGTAAGCGCTCCCTCTGATTCTTAGGCAGCGCCATCATTTCATCCCTGACGTTGTTTGTCGCTACCAATGGCTGCAGCCCCTTAAGCTACAGGCAGGTCGCCTTCTGCTCTAAGTGCCCAAACATCCATGGCTGCACAACTTGCGTCTGCCTGGTCCCTCCAATGCGTTCCTTGGCATACTTGTGCATAATGGGGTTTTCGACAGCGATCATTGGGATGTCAGCATTCAGCAAAGCTTTGAAGAATGCCGCGCCATCATCAAGCTTGGCCCATCTCGAAGGGTCTTTGTGTAGCCACGTCACGCCGCTATTGGTTAGATACGTGCATGGCGGGTGCGCGATCATCAAATCCCAGCCGTCGCCGATGATGTCAAATACATCACCCTGATAATGCGGCCCAGCCTTGTCGGTCGGAAGCAGATCACACGACATGGCATCATGCCCCTTGGCAACAAACGCATCGCGCACGGTGCCGCTGTATTCACATGCTATTAAAACTCTCATCACTGTCCTACGAAGATTGTGGGTTGCGGGTCGTTAAAATCAAACAAGTACCAGCAGCAATTATCCTTGCCAGCCGTATTCCCAAACCACTTCACCCGCCCCACCG